CACAATGCAGGCCAAGACTCGCCCCCTCGTCGTAACATAGGACATGACCGGTTGAGCGCCACCACAGACACTGCAGAACTGCTGGGAATAACTCTATGTATTCAAGAAGGCACTGGTAAACGGCATCGTCGCATTCCCGAAAAAATGGGTGAGTAAGGCTTTGTATTCTAACTGGTGCAGTTCTCATTGACTCTAGGTCGTAAATAAAATCACCCTTGTTCACTGCATGTGATGCATTTCCGCTGTCATCATAAATAATTGTAAAATTTTCTTTTCTCCAATTTTCTTTAATCTCGCTTAGATGCTCTATTAATTCAGCTTTTGGCACATCAAGTACATTTTTGAAGAGCACAGTTCCGCCACCCAGGTGTTCTGCATTGATTTTGCTCATCTTGAGTAAGCGCTCCAGTCCTGGGTTTCCATGCTTGATGGTTTTTCGGGCTTAAAGTTAGCACTAACGACTATTCTTTCTGTGTTTTTGTTTTGATGTCTATTAGTCATGTGCATTAAGTAAGAATTAAACACCACAAGCCCACCTGTCTCTGGTTTTATTGAAACACTTTTTTCTAAAGTATTGCATGCATCAACCATGAATATAAGGTCAGCGCTCCCTTCTGGAGCACTTGGATAATACGCTATTGAGAAAAACTCCTCATCATGCATGTGCGTGTTCGACTTGTGCGAATGAGCAGCTACGGATTGACCGTAATTTAAAGTCAAAGTCCATATCTCAGAAAGAACCATTTTTACACCAACTATTGAATTAACTGCTTCGCTGAGTGTGTTTATCAACTTTTCTGATTCTGGCTGTCCAAATGGATATCTTTTATCCTCGTAATATGTGTGGTTTTCTTTGCTTAAGAATTGCTGCCCTATTTCTCCAGAGCAATCTTTTATTTCTTCTACAAGTTTGTTGTTATTCACATTTTTTATTTTTGTTTTAAAAACATTGACTGTTAGTAAGTTTACTATTTCAGCATTACTCATAAAAGAATTCACCAAGTTTTAGTGCTGTTGGCGGGTTGTTCCTATGCCAAACATTGGTAACCATAACTTGTCTAATCCCACTTTTTGCTGGCGTAGTGCCATGTACAACATGTCCAGCATCGAATATTATTAACCGATTCCCACGATAGGCGATTCGTTCCCTTTCTTCTATCGGTACCAGTAATGCATTGATATTCTCCGCCTCAATCGCCATTGGAGTTCCGTCAACAAGAATGGCTTTGTTGTAAATTTCAACAAATCCTCCTTCACTGTTGTCTAATCCATAATAAATTGAACCCATAAGCGGTCCACTAAATACTTTTGAGTCGGCATATAAAAAAGTGTCTTCGTCAACATGGACATCTAGGTACTGGCCTGGGAGGTAGGTTCTTGTCCAGTATTCGATTCCAAGTATCTCTTCTTTATCGCAAGGAAGATTATTCTCCCAAATACCTTGAACCACCCTTTTCCTTGGTGTGTTTGCTGGAGACCTCCACCAACCATCCCAGAACATATATGGCGCAAAGCAGCTCGCTTGCTCGTAGTGATATGAATTTAACTCTGATGCAATCCTGTCTTCACTGCCCATTGATTCTGGATAAAAATCCTTATCCTCGAGCATTTCCTGGTAAGTTTTTGCGTCTATTGCGTTATCTTTAATCAGCATACTCACCACCCTTTATGACTATTGTCAGGCCATAGAAAATCGGGATGTGATAAGTCCGACAGTCAGTTCTGGACTTCATTTCCTCATGATACGACCAAACCGGGGATGCATGCGTTTCGTTTTGGTACAAAAACGCGCTGTCAGAAGAATTTTGCACAATTAAAATACCGTTGTCGTTCAATCTATCAATGTAAAAATTTGGTCCTGTAAATGGGTTTTCCATATCCTGAGACCAACCCAGAATCATGTCAAACTTAATGTCCTTATTACTTTCGAGACCGCTCGTCGTTACAACCTCGTAATCAATTGGAGTATTAACTTTTTGAAATTTTTCATAGAGTGCTAATTTTTTGTTATTTAAAAAATATATTTTAGATTTAAAAACATCTTGAAACTGTTTCAATTTAAACCTATCAGGACCACCCGAAAGTGCTAAGACTTTGTGCTTTGGAGATATGTCCATGAGCATCATCACCACAAGAATGGGCATCCACTGAGACTGGCCATACGATTGAGCCAAATTTGGCCTCGGATAATGGATGACAAATTCGAAATCAGAAGCTCCGCCAGTAGCGATGTTTCTTCTATCTACGCCAATAGTTTCAAATAAGTATTTTGAAATCTCTACAGACTCAGGACCGTCTACAAGCGTTGATGTTTCTGCAAAACCACGCCAATCTCCATACCACTTTGTGTAGTCAAACGCTCGGTATGGTGCAAATTGATTATCAGCCATTTTCTAGAGCCTCGTGAGAAGCGAACTGAACATCAAACCACGAACGTCTAACTGCTCTAGCCAATACTATGTTCTGTTTTTTGATGTATGCCTGCGAAGCTGAGTTCTCTGTGAATGAGTGTTTGTATACATATCTATCGCGTATTAGGTTCACAAGGTTGTCGATGGTTAAATCGTCGAATTCTTCTTTGCCGTAGCCGAGTATGTACAGGAGTGATGCAAGGTTCCTGGATGAAATTTCAAAATCTTCATCACTTAAGTATTTTTCAAGTTTTTGACTATTCATTTTCTTTGTCTTCGTCTTTAAACATTGCCACAAGTTGACACATGATTACTGGATTTCCAGCAACATAATATATCCCCGTAGCAGAGTCCAGCTCAATCACTTCATTATCCCAATCAGGTAAATCGGTGATTGATTCACCCTTGCGCCTGCTCATATCAGGATTCTTGATGTCCTCTTCGTTATTCATCATGATTACCCAATAGTTTATTTAGGGCAATTACTTCTTGGCATAGGACGTTGTATGAATCGAACATTGAATCGCCTTCGTTGTGCGGATTCTTTTCCTCTGGGTTAAATGAAGAAACGTCAATACCCATAATCATTGAAAGCGTTGCTATTGATTTAGACAAAAAAGCAACTGCTTCATTGATTGCAATTTTTTCGTCGTATTGTCCAAGTTTCATGTCACTCCAGGTTTGGCTCATTTAGTTTCGGTAACCCAACAAAAGATGGACCAATCTTATTGCCATCAGCGTCCAATCCTGTCCTAATTCCTTTCGTCCATGTCCATGGGTTATCCCTATTGTTGGTCATTTTTAGTTGTCCATATTTCTGCCTGGCATCCATTAGTTCTGGTTTATCCCATAAGTTTTCCACGATGAATTCAGTATTTTCATGAATAGAGCTATCGAATATTGAAAAGAACATAAATGGCATTCCAGCACTAAAAGTAACAGGCTCTCCGACCTTGGTAACCATCCAATTCATTTGAAACTCATCTGGCCACCAACTACTTGGAATTATTGCACTGAGTGCGGATGCTCCATCAACCACGTAATTCGGAGAACCTCCAATCCATGTTTCGTACCCATCTGGTGTTCCAAATGCCCACCCCGTAGAAAACGAAACCATTCCAACTATTCCGCCGTAGGCGATTTGACGACCCTCATATTCACCGCCAGAAAGAATCGTCGGAACAGTATGCCCGCCATCCCATTGGACGACTACATCTTGTTGAAGTACAAGTTCCCATCCGTAGACATTTGCGAATGTCATTGGCAAACATTGATAGGCGTGTTTGTTGTGTGTATTATCCATCCACTCTCGCTTAATACGAGATTGTTTTATTTCAGGTGGATTCTGCGTTGTTCTTGTAAGGGTAAACTTTGGCACGCTAGAAGACTATCATTCGGAAATAGGAAAACATGCTCACCCTTGACCATACATATAGTGCTCTGGCTTGTGGGTTCTATCGTTGTAGTCAAACATTGTTACTGCTACATACTTTTTCCCACTTATGATTGGCAAGGATGAATGAGCGTAAATAAAAGTTGAAGGGAAAAAAACGATGTCTCCGTATTCGGGTTTAATCTTAATATCCAAATAAGGAAACCAAAGCTCCCCACCTTCATACTCATCGTTCAAATACATAACTGAGGAAACAGTGCAATTATAAGAAAAACCATGGTCGGTGTGGATTCCAAAATGCTGTCCAACGCCGTAACGAACATAATTAATAGATTCCATGAATTCCATATTTATGTTGTATCTGCTTTGATAGTCAGCCAAACATTCACGGAGTCCGTGATTTGTGTCATCGTAAATACTTTTTATTTCCAAAAACTGCGGGGGGCAATCTTGCAAATGTTCAATTCCCATTTTGCAGTCCACACAATCCCTGTACTCTGGCATTTTTACAGCGTCACCCACCAATGCGTCCATCCACATATACGGCGGTAAAGAGCTAGTCCCAATTGTGTTTTCCAAGCGTTCAACCAAATTGAGTTCTTTAGGTAATGCATTTTTGTAAATAATAATGCCCAACTTAGGGTCGCCTACATGTAGTGAGTGCATCACAGAAACTCCTCTATCGTATAAAAAGCTGGAGTGGTAAATCTTTCTCCAGATGTAACCATACTAACTCCATGGAGGTAGTTTATGTCTCCTGGGTGAAAAACGGCAAGACCAGGTTTTGGTTTAATCACCATATCGTGTTGGGGGTAGTAAAGTTCACCACCAGTAAAATCTTCATTATAATAAAACAATGCATTTATATCGTAATCAGTAAAAGGGTTGGGCGAACCATCGGGGAGTTGTTTGTCGGCGTGGGGCTCCTGTTGTATGCCGGTAAACCATCTAATTATGCATGGGGGCCTAGTGGACACAACACAATTAAACGTCTCGTTTATTACCTTGCCCATCTTCTCGATATAGGAATCAATCAATTCATATATTTCTGGGTTTATTTTCTGTAGAATGTCATAACCGCATTGACGGTCGTTCCAATAATTTGCATCGTACAGACATGTTCCGTCCTCTGCGTATATGCTTGTTGGTTCTTGGTTTGACCATTCCTTTATAGACCTTGCAAATAAATTTATTTTAGAAACATCTTCAGGGTCTATAAAATCTTCTATTACGTGGATATTTTCTTTACTTGAACCAAAAAATCCAGGTTTAACTCCCCATGGAGATGTGTCGCTGTTCATTGAGGTACTTTACCAAATATCCCAATAAATTCACGTTCGTGTGGCTCAAACCCACCAAGTACAGCATGACACATTCTAAACAGGTCTATTATCAAGAGGTCCCCTGGGGACCATGCCCAACCCTTAATGTAGCCACTGCCCGGGAGAAGAAGATTTTCAAATTTCTTTTGAATTTGTATATATCTAGATATTTCGGTGATGCTTGGCTTTCTTCCATCAAACGACACTAATTTCTCAACGATATATGCTGGGTCAATCCTTATCAGCTCTGAATTGTTTGTTTTATTTATTCTTATCGGGGAACGATAGTTTTTATCTTCTTCATTTTTGTGATTAGTAATCACTAAACATTTTTTTAAAAAATCAATTTCCTCTTCATTGAATGCATGCATTGTCTCCTGCCCATCACAGAACAACGTTATTCCATTTGATTTATCGCAATCAAACTTAGTCATATTCCAACATGATGCTGCTGTTTCAATGTTGTTCTCAATGTGCTCGTAGTGCCAGCTCACGAGAATATTATGTCTTGAAACCTTGCCAGACTCTCTACTTATTGAGAGATTGTGGTTTTCTCTATATCCACCAAGGTTCGGAACGATGTCAAAATTTTTACAGAATAATTTAAATATTTCTTTTTGTTCTTCTTCGCTTACACTCGCTTCTTTAAAACCAATAAAACCTTCTATCTTGAATTTTTCAAAGTAAAAGTTTTTATTTAGTTTTATAGAATCTGCATTTTGTCCCGTAGTCGCGTCGAACAATGCAATGTCGCCCAACTCGTAATGAGGCTGCTCCAAGTAAGAGATGTTACCCATTATTACCACTAATTACGTAAAACATGGATTTATGCTTCCCGAGTCTACTGCTAGGTTTATTTTTCTCTATTGCTTCAATTTCATTTTTTTCCATTGCCCTGTAATGACCGAACAACACATCCCTGCCTTTGGCCCATTCATCAGCAGGGCTTCCCCTATGCATTAGGTTCCCATGCCAAATCAAAACATCTCCTTTGTGTGGAATAAAAACAAATGGCTCAATTCCTTTTGTCTTAATTAATTCATTATTGTACTCGCAGCACTGTTGTGGATTGCTTTTGCAATTTTCCCAGTTTATAATTTCTGAATTTTTTAGCCACTTATGAGACTTTGGTATCAACTGAAATGGACCGCAACCTTCATCAACGTCGCTCATGGCTATGTGCACACCGATGTAACCATTTGCACCAATTGCATTTTTTTCTAAATAGTCGGTGTGCCAGTCTGTTCCTGATGTACCTATTCTTGCCTCTGATATGTGTAGGGCAAAATATTTGTTTAAATGTGAGACTACCGAACTTACTTCATCCCCGCAAAGCATCTCTAGTATTTCTTGACTTCTGAGGTATTCGTTGCGCTCAATGTATGTTTCGTATGATGTTTTTTCTTTTCCAAGAACTACATGTTTTGGTTTATATTTACCCATGAATGCATCTATTTTATTTTCAGGAATCAACCCATTAATTACGGCGAATCCATTTTCCCAATATTGACTGATTGAATATTGGTCAGCATTCACATGTCAGATTATAATCACTTAAATCTTGGAGGAAAGTACGGCGGAAAGTATGGCGGGAAGTACGGGGGGGCAACTGGGGTTACTGCGGTTGAATATGCCGAAAAGTCACTGACGCCATATACGCTTTCCGCCCTGACTCTAAATTGGTATGCAACTCCATTTGTAAGACCAGTAAAACTTATGCTGCTAGCGTTTACTACAGTTTTCTCACTAGTGAATGGAGACGATTGAACCCTAAAAGTAACAGCGGTAGCTGCGGCCGTTCCGTTGCTGCCCTTTGTCCAGTTTACGGTGGCTGCGGCGTTGCCCGCAGCTGAAACACCAATTGTTGGGGTTGCAGGTTTGATTCCAGGTGTTATGGATGTTGATGATGACGACGCATTTGACTCGACGCCATTTGATGAGATGGATGTGACAGTAAAAGTAACAGCAGTTCCAGCAGTTGTGGTTATTGCAATTGGTGAACTTCCCCCAGTTGCGGTTTCACCAGTGCTAGCGTTTATGCGATAACTAATCGTACCTTTTCCAGTATATGTTGGGCCAGTAAATGGAACCGAGGAGATACCAGTTCCGCTGTCAAATGATGGCGTACCAATCGTTGGTACTCCTGGAATTTTACCGCCTGAATCTTTTGTTGCCATAAGTTATGCCGAAACGTCTCCCACCAATACCCATGTATCGGTTGCTCTCTTGATGAGCGTAGCATATGACCACTGTGCTCGTAGTTTAAGCCCTGGTGATGCATTGATTGTTACTCCAGCCCCAGCAGTAACCGTTGTTCGACCAACTCCTGTTTGCAGGATGTTTATCTGCGAACCAACCGGGAAAGCTACTGATGAGTTTGGCGGCACTGTCAGTGTATGGGCACCGCTGTCACCCATTTCAACAATCTTATTCTTGTCAGCCAACACAAGCGTGTAATAGCTCGGTTGAGCATTCGTTGATACGTCGGCGAGCTTTCCTAGGTCAATTTCGGCAGAAGCGCTTATATCAGCATTTACGATGACGCCAGAAGCGATAGATGTTACACCCGTATCGGAAATTGTCACATCGCCAGTCTCCGCGACAGATGTAGGAACTCCAGAAGAGTTGTAAACGATGATGTTTCCAGCAGTGCTTGTCGCAAGCTTGCTTAAGGCAATCGCTGCAGAAGAATCGATATCAGCATTAACGATGGTTCCATCAGCAATCATTGTGCTTGTTATGGTTCCAGACGGGGCACTAAATGTTCCAGTGAAGGATGCATTATTTACTGGAGCGTAGAAAGAACCGCTCTGCCCATCTAGAAGGTCGGCATTGAGGTTTGTTACTACTGTGCTTGAAGAAACACTTAATGGGGCTGTTCCTGTTGCCACCGTACTCTCAAACACTTCTGCAACAACTGGTGCTGCTGAATAACTGGCATGAGCAGTATTGATTGGGTCAGCTGGTTCTATCTCGTAGGAATCAAAGAACTTAAACTTTCCGTCAGTTGCATCTCTGAAAAGACCAGCATGACGATACGTTCCGTCATTGTAATTACCCACCCAACCAAGGTCTGGGTTTGTGATTGTTGAGCCATCGTTAAGATAAATAAACGTGTCTTCAATTGCAAGGTTTGTTTCATTGATGGTTGTGAGAGTTCCGTGAACACTAAGGTCTCCACCAACAATCAAGTTGCCAGTCGTTTCAACTTGAGAAAAAGTTACAGAAGCGCTTGTTGCTACTGATTGTCCAATCGCTATTGTTGGCGTTGAGGTCTCCCCAGTCCCACCAGTAACCGTCACTCCGGTTCCGGCGGTTATTACGCTCACATAGTCGCCACTCGTATCAGCACCAAGTGCAACAGAGTTCGAAGCAATGGTTGCGGTTAGTGTTGCATTTCCGAGATTAGTAAATGTTGCAGAGCCGCTAAGGTCGCCGCCAAGGGTTATTACTGGAGACGCAGTTGCACTTGCTTTGTTGTCCAACTGTGTTTGGATTGAAGATGTTACTCCGTCAACATAATTTAATTCTGTTGCAGTAGCAGTTACTCCAGTAAGGTCTGTAGGAGCAATAGAAATGTCTGCTGAACCATTAAATGGTTGACCAGCAATGTTGCGGGCGGTTTGAAGAGTTGTTGCAGTCGAGGCATTGCCAATCAGCGGCGCTGTAACGGCAGCAAATTGCACTGACGACGATGTCCCTACAGCCTGACCAATAGCGATTGTTGGGGTAGCTGTTTCTCCGGAGTTATTGGTAAGGGTTACGCCTGTTCCAGCAACGAGCGACGCAACATAGTCACCAGTGGTTTTTGTGCCCAGGGCAACCGTGTTGTCCGGGAGCGTTACTACTCCAGTAAAAGTTGGAGAAGCTGAGTTCGCTTTTGCTGCAAGTAAAGCCGAATCATTTACCCACTGTGTACCAGACCACTTGAGAATATCTCCAGATGCTGCTGATGTAATTGCTACGTCACCAATAACACCAAGTGAAGTAATAGCAGCCCCATCAACAGCTGTTTTTACAAATGCCGTAGTAGCAATTTGCGTGGTGTTGGTTCCGGACGTAGCCGTTGGGGCCGTCGGTGTGCCGGTCAAATCCGGAGAACTCAATGGTGCTTTTGCATTTAATTGTGTTTGTATTGCAGAAGTTGTTCCGTTTAGATATCCAATTTCTGTATCAGAAACATCAGCAACTCGTGCCTGAATTACTGTTGTATCAACTGACAGCACGTTTGATACAAGATTAATTCCACTTCCATTGGTTAGTGTCTGTGCTGCATTAAACGGTGTGTATGTGATGTTGTCAGTCCCAATAGCAATTGGATTCGTAGCGCTATTGTTTACAAATCCAAAACCAGCATTTGTTGACCCACCAGTTACGAAGCAGAAGTCGCCAGTCTTCATTTCTCCTGCAGGGTTATTGTCAGCGTCTGTTGCTCTTGTGACTACCCAAGGAGCGCTAACACTGCCGACATCCGTAACTGTGTAGATACCGTTTTCTTTAGAATCAGTCTGTGCCTTGAGCAATATTCTACTTCCGACCACAACAGATGCTCCATCAATTGTTCCAATTGCACCATTTGTTGCTTTTGTAATAGTTGCACCGGCACCGCTTGTTCCGTTATCGTATGTACCAGCAAGGTTTCCAGTTGTTGCTGCTACGACAGACTCATGGAAGTTGATACCAGATGAAATATTGTCAACATATTGCTTTGTTGCTGCATGAAGCGCTGAACTTGGGTCATTAGCAAGAGTGACGGTTCCGGTAAAGGTTGGAGAGGCAATTGGAGCTTTTGCGCTAAGCGCTGTATCAAGACCAGAAATCTTTGACATAGCGATTGAGGCTGAAGCATTAATATCTGCATCTACAATCGCTCCATCTGCGATTTTGCCTGAAGTTACTGAACCATCTGCGAGTTTGGCGGTAGTAACAGATAGTCCAATAATTTCGTTTGTTCCAACAGAATCATCATTTAAATGGACTTGTGAAACTGTATTTGCAGGAAGTATTACCAGTCCAGTAAATACTGGACTTGCGCTAGGAGCTTTTGCATCTAATTGTGTTTGGATTGCCCAAGTGACCCCATCAAGGTAACCAATTTCTGTATCAGTAACCCCCGACACCCTTGCCTGGATTACTGTGGTGTCGACAGCAACAGTTGGTGTTGAACCTTCCCCAGAGTTATTAGTAAGGGTTACACCAGTTCCAGCGACAAGGCTTTCTACATAGTTGCCAACAGTGTCAGTAGAAAGGTTTACTGCATCATTAATCCATGCAGTGCCGTTCCAGCGAAGAAAATCTCCGTTTGCGGCACTGGTGATAGTGACGTCGCCGAGAGCATCAAGGGTCGCTCCAGGAAGGTTGCCAACAAAGTACGAGAGGGCTGTCCAGGTCGAGGAGCCGTTACCAATCTTGATTTTCCCTGTATCTGTCTCTAGTCCAACCTCGCCAGCCGAGAGAACAGGGTTCTCGGATGTCCATGATGCAGCAGGGTCACGACGGAATAAAATCTTTTTATAAGCCATTAAGCATTTCCTCCGTCAGCTATTGACGCCTCATCCAGGATTTCCGTTGTCGAAAAACCACCATCAATTATCGCATATCTGACTTTTCTCCAGACCAAACCGGTCCAAGACCATGCTTTTCCAGCAACAACAAATTCATCATTTGTTGACGGTGCAGAGGGGAAAGTGATTGCCATGGGTGCAATTATCCCACATAGAGAACCTATATTTTACAAGGTTTTAGCTTGACTTAGCAAAAGAGATTTACAGCATTTCTGCCCATTGCATCAACTCTTCGTTCCATGCGTACATGCCTTCTGCTGGGCGCGCCACTGGTGGTTGCCAGTCGTGGTTCCCGTCTAGCGTCCAAGATGGGAATGGCTGTGGTGAAACCAGGAAACCTCCGACAAGTTCAGTCCCAATGTATGCTGGTCTTGAATCATCGTATTCAATCCACTCTCCAGATTGCGCTGAGATAAAACTGTCGTCAGCAACAAGCGTGTTGATAACAATATTGTTTTCTATCAAGGCATATTGTTTCATTAGGAAACCGTCACCGTTCCAGAACTTGTCCATCTATAAACGGTATAAGAACCAGTAACTACTGCTGAGACTGTTCCCGATGTTGCGGTTATTCTTCCTGTATTAGAAGTTAAAATCTTCAACATTGCTATACCCGTTCCGCCTCTGTTTCCAGGCGAAGGGTTACCTCCACCCCCAGACTGACCACTATCTCCCTCTCCATCAGCTCCTGCAGAACCACCACCAGCGGGGTTTGCACCACCACCAGAACCATATGTTCTTGTAGTTCCATCAAAAGCACTGCTATATCCGCCTACAGCAACCGTATAGCCAGTTTGTGACCCAGCTGTTCCGTTTGATGTTGAACCAGAACCGCCTGCACCACCAACTGGAAAACGGTCAGCAAAAGAACCATTTCCGCCTGCTGCGGAATAGAGAGTTGAACCGCTAAGTACAACACTGGATGTTCCACCAGTACCACCGTTTACGGTCCCAGCACCACCAACATTCATAGTGTAAACGCCAGCAGAAACAACAACGTTGGAACTTATTGAAGTTCCACCGCCGCCACCACCAAAGCAGGTTACTCCGACTTGACCGTTGTTGAAGCCGTTAGCACCGCCACCGCCACCGCCAACAACCATAAACTCACCAAGTATTGGGGTGCTTCCATGCTGTGGTAACCGAGCTGTCGGCAAGTTCTGTAGTCCCTACTGTTCCAGCACCAAAGGCGCTGCTCTTAAGTTCCCAATTAGTTCCAGTCCACGTCCATGTACGCGAACCTACTGTGTAGATGTCATCTACCGCAGGGGAGTTAGGGAAGTCAATTGCCATTAGGACTCCAACGCTTCAAGACGGGCAGTAAGTGCTTCAATTTTTGCTTGCTGTTCCTGGACAGTTTTGACAAGCAACCAGGTAATTTCAGATGAATCAAATCGTTTGATGTCCGTAGTTTCTTCATCTTCTGGATTCAATTTTGCATTATACGTAGAAACAGTGTCAGGAAGTATTAACTCAACTTCGTCAGCAACAACACCGATACCTTTTGAACCCTGTTGTAACCCACCTTTGCCGTTGTGTTCCCATTCGCAAACACGCAACTGCATGAGTTCTGCTGTTCCTTTTTCATAATCATGAATATTCTCTTTTAGGCGAATATCCGAATACACAGCCCAAGAACCACCACCAGATTTAGATGCTGTTCCACCTGGGTCAAACACAAAAATTGCCTCACTACCAGCAGAGTTCATACAAGAAAAGAAGGTGTTACCACCTTCGTCCAATCTTATGTACTGACCACTTAAACCAGTATTCACACGGGGAAATGAACCACTGGTATTCACCCTGTTTCTTGCAATACCAGCACCAGTCCAAGTTGCGGCTGGTTCACTAATCCAAAAATACAAACTACATTCACCAGTTGCAGCACCATTATTGGCAGCCGATAACCTCAACTTAGCATTAAGACCATGGGTAATTTCTTGAGTTACGTTGCCAGTAAAAGTTGGTGACTCAATTGGTGCCTTAGCGTTTAACTGGGTTTGAATAGCAGATGTCACCCCATCCACATATCCAATTTCTGTTGATGTTACGTTGCCAATAGAAGTAGTAGATGGAAGGACTACTGTTCCAGTGAATGTGGGTCCAGCAACAGGTGCTTTGGCGTTTAACTGGGTTTGCAATGCAGAGGTAACACCATCCAAATAACCAATTTCTGTTGAATCTACAGTTCCAATAGAAGTTGTTGATGGTAAAACTACAGTGCCAGTAAAGGTTGGGCCAGCAGATGGAGCCTTATCATTTAACTGTGTCTGAATAGCAGAGGTTACTCCGTCGACATAGTTGAGTTCCGTTGTCGAAAGCGTCGCGCCGTCAAGAATATTTAATTCGGCAGCAGTAGATGTAACCCCCGTCAAATCTGTTGGAGCAATGGATATGTTCGCAGAACCATCAAATGATTGACCCGCAATCGTGCGAGCTGATTGCAGTGTTGTTGCTGTAGAAGCATTACCAATGAGTGGTGCCGTTATAGCAGCGAACTGCACCGATGAAGATGTCCCAACGGCCTGACCAATTGCAATAGTGGCATTAGACGCTTCTCCTGGTGTATGGGTAATCGTAACGCCAGTTCCCTGGGTAAGGTCTGACATATAGTTACCGACAGTGTCTGTCCCAAGATTGATTGGGTCATTCACCCAAGCAGTGCCGTTCCATTTTAGGAAGTCGCCAGATGTAGGTGTTGGCGCTGTTACATCCGACAAGCCATCCAAGGCAATGCCATTTGCGGCAACCCATTTTTCACCGTCGTATTGCCATGTAAAAGTACCTACGACATGAGTTTGACCGTTTGTCGGGGAGTTAGGAAAATCAATTGCCATTTTGTGCTCCAACAGACCATGCTTGTGCTTCACGAATCAGGTCATCAGGTGTAACCCCTGCAACATTCGCAGCATCCGATAATGACCATACACCAAGCACAGCGTTCAAAGTTGCGACAACACCGACTGCATCAAGGGGAACCTGAATGTCTGGAACCTCAACAACTTCAACGATGTTGTTGTTTGGTTTGGTCGGGTCGTAGCCACCCAAGCCGAAAGTAACTATTTTGTTCATGTTTTGCGTATCCAAACATCAGGCGTATTCGCGTTTAGAGAAAGCGTTGCAGCAGTTGCAAACCCACCCGTTACTGTCACATCTTCACGCCATCCTGTTGAAATAGTCGCAGAAATGTTTAAGCCTACAGGCATTTGTAAATAACTATTGTTCGCCGAAAAGTAATTGTTGGTTGTTGCTGCAACTTGTGAGTTTTGTGCAAGAAAATACAACCCAGGCGAAAGGGTGTGGTTTATTGTAATTTCATAAGTGGTAGATGATGCTGTAGCGCTAACAGTTCCAGCATCTAATTCAACTGTGCTGGGTTGCCCATTTGTGCTGTCATAAATACCGATTCGGACTGTTGCAGTTCCTGAAAATGTTGTACCAGTACGAATTGCAATGCGGTCTAATGTTGTGGACTCTGCAATAAAAAATGGTACATAAGCAGTTCTGTTTGCTTGCCAAGTTTGCGTTGAGTTGCTTGACGGTGTTTTGTGATAATAAGTTGAAACCATAGGAACGGCTACACCTAAACCCGCTGCACCTGTAGCACCAGTAGCACCAGTAGCACCCTCAGCACCAGTAGCACCAGTTGGACCCTGTGCTCCTGTTGAACCAACTATTTCAATCCAGAATGAGTCATAGTAAACAAAAGTTTTTCCAGTGTCAGACTCATACCAAATTTGACCTGTCACGGGTGACGATGGTGGGGTATCTGAAATTGTTGCCCCACCAGCACCAAGGTTGCTGTAGGTGGAGCCGTCGTTTGTAAATTCCCACTTATCGGTTGATTCGTTCCATCTTAAATCAACATTTGCTGATGTGCCGCGCTCAACCTCGATACCAGCATTGACAGTTGGTGAGCCAGTAACACCGCTGTTTAGAACAACAATGTTGTCCTCAATTGCCAAGGTTTCCGTATTCAGCGTCGTCGTAGTTCCGTTGACGGTAAGGTTCCCACCCACAACAACATCACCAGTTGTATTGACTTGCGCAAATGTAACAGATGCACTTGTATCTACAGCTTGACCAATGGCAATAGTTGCATTTGAGCCTTCGCTAGGGGTGTGAGTAATAGTTACTCCAGTGCCCTGCGTTAGGTCAGATAGATAGTTACCGACAGTATCGGTACCTAGGTTGATTTGGTCATTAACCCAAAGTGTTCCGTTGTACTTAAGGAAGTCTCCTGATGTTTTATCAACAAGTGAAACATCGTGCATCCACTCAAGGTGGTTGTTGCCGGGAATAATTCTTATTGCAATTTGACCTGTGGAAGCATGACGAACGGTAATGAATGCAACAGCAAGGTCATGTTGTGGTCTTACATTTGTGAGTTTTCCATCAACGGTTGGGTGAGCAAAAAGGATGTCACCAGCAGCCCAAGTCTCGTCACCAACCGCAAGCGCACTGGCGGTGCTTCCTCTTGTGTCAAGACCAGTTAGGGTTCCAAAACTCATCACTTCGCCGTTAACGCCGCTAGATATATTGCTTGTAGCAATGCCCATCGCACGAAGTTCTGAGTTTTCTGTTCCTGTTACTTGAAACGGTGCAACATCTATTCTTCCGCTAGGCTCTGCGCCAACAGCACCAACCAAGGTTCCTTTAAGTATGGTTGAGCCAGTATTATTCCTGACAAGGTATACATCTGGGATGTTGCTGTTTACCCAGTTGGTTCCGTCATACATCAATCCTTGAAATTGAAGCGGAGAAGTAATAACAACATCTGAAATTTCATCAAGGTTCACACCAGAGTTAACAACGCTTGCGCTGATGGTTATGTCTGTAGTTCCGTTAAAAGAAGCAGAACCGCTTAAGTCTCCACCGAGGGAGATGGTTCGTGCTGTCTCAAGCGCTGAAGCGGTTGATGCATTACCGATTAACGGAGCTGTTACCGTTGCAAACTGTACAGATGAAGAAGTTTCAACTGCTTGCCCGATTGCAATTGTAGGACTTGAACCCTCTCCTGGCGTGTGCGTTACTGTAACGCCAGTACCTTGTGTTATGTCTGAAACGAAGTTCCCAGTCGTGTCTGTTCCGAGTTCAATAGCCCCAAGTGCAGCGATGTCCCCGTATGTGGTGCCGTCGTTCGTGAACTCCCATTGGTCGTTTGTTTCATTCCAGCGAATTAGAACATTTGCTGAAGTTCCACGCTCAATTTCAATTCCTGAATCGAGCGTTGGGGTTGCTGTAACACCAGAGTTCAGAACGACTATATTGTCTTCAACCAAAAGTGTTTCAGTGTTTAGAGTCGTGGTGGTTCCATTTACAGTCTGGTCCCCACCGACAACAACATCTCCAGACGTTTCAAGCCTTGCAAATGAAACGGACGAAGAGGTCGCTACGGCTTGTCCAATTGCGATGGTTGGGCTTGAGCCTTCACCAGGTGTATGAGTTATGGTGACACCAGTTCCAGCAGTCACATCATTGACGTAATTACCAGTTGTGTCTGTCCCTAATGCAACAGAATTTGGCTGAATTGTTGCAGCAATCGAAACGTTCTGCGAGCCGTCAAAGGATACAGAACCCGACACATCTCCGGATAATTGAATTATTCTTGCAGTTTCAAGGCTTGAAGCCGCTCCAGAAGATACAAGTCCGTTAACCCATTCTGTTCCGTTATAGACCAGTGCCTCTCCAGATATAGGGTTGTCTATGAGTACATCGACGAGCTCATAAAGTTCCTGAACTCCAGAACTTGAATCAGTTACTTGAATCCATGCAGAAGAGTAATAAACATACACTTCGAGTTCAAGCGAACTAAACCAGAGGTCGCCTTCTTCTGCCCCAGCTGGAGGCGTGTCGGAAACAGTTAATGAAGCTCCACCTCCACCAGCAGCGACTGAAGCGGAAACAAATTTTGTTCCGTTAAATACGAGAGCATCGCCAACTGTTGCGCCAAGCGTGTCAATCTGTGTGCCACCAACATATAAGCCAGCAGCCTTGAATGTGTCATCAGTCTTGAGAACTGATTCAGCATCTCGATAGAGATTTGTGTCTCCAGCACCAGCGCCTGCACCCCATGTGATGCGTCCGCCCGCCTCTACTTTTAATCGAGCAAAAGATTCTTGGTCAAGAAATACAGTAAGACCGTCCGAGCCTGCTGACGACAGGTTTTTAATCGTTACTGGTACTGTAAATTTTTGAGCCATGACCTCAGTCAATCTCTTGTTTTAACCCCTCAGGGTTGTTTGTTTTAGCCTGTTACTACAATAGTGAATTCGTTGGTGTCAACTGAACCATTGATTACAACCTGAACGGTGTTCCCGTTCGGACGTGTTACATCTGCAATTACCGTCTCACCAGTTGAGACCTGATAGACCTGAACAATTACATCTGTTGTCCCAAAGTTGTGTGTAACAGTAGTTGTTGACACACCAAGAGAATGTGCCGTGTTTCCCTGCTTGGCAATTCTTGCAAGAACTGGAGTGCTTGTTGTTCCTGCTGTAGTCGCGGCAAGATTGGCTCTTGCAGCTGCGGCTGATGTAGCAGCGGTACCACCATTTGCAATGGCAATGGTAGTTCCGTTCCAGGTACCAGTAGTGATGGTTCCAAGGGTTGTGATGCTGTCATCACCAACATAGGTGCTTGCAGAAACTGCTGCAAGTACTGCACTGTAAGCCTGAACGTTTGTTCCAATTGTTAGTCCAAGCGTGTCACGCATTGCTGACGAATCAGCGTCATCAAGCAAGTCTCTTGCTGCTGAGGTAAAGTCTGCAACCGCTGCAGTTCCAGAACCAGTGAAGTATGGAAGCTTGTTGGCGGCAGATGTTAGACCAGCGAGTGCTGCGAGTTCTGCATCATAAGCCTGAACATCAACACCGATTTCAAGGTCAAGAGCAACTCTTGCATCTGCGGCTGTTGTGGAGTTGGTACCACCATGCTCTATCGGGAGAGCACCAGTTACCGCATCGCCATCAGCAAGGTCCAATGCACCCCACGTGGCAGTTCCTGAACCAGCAGAAAGAAGAACTTGACCGGCAGTTGCTGAAGACTTAACAGCAAGGTCATCATTCCCGTCAACATAGATAGTTACATCGTCATCGTTGACATTGAGGGTGTTGCCAAGTTTTGACATTCCCTCGCCAGCAGTGATTTGTCCAGTTCCTGAGAACTGAACCCAGTTCATTGCATCGGTACCAACGTTTATTGTTCCGTTGCTTGAGACAACATAACCAGCATCGCCGTTATCTGTTCCTTCTTCCACGAAGGTGAATGTTCCACCAGATACAGTTCCTGTGTCTGCTGTACCGTTTGCATCAGTTGCTCGTGTTGGCATTCCAGAAGAAGCAACAACATAGATTCCATTTTCCGACGCAGTGCTTTGGTCTTTAACGAGAACACGGTCACCAGCAACGAGAGTTACGGTCGTGTCAATTACATCGCCAGCCTCAAGTTGGTTGGCAAGGTTGATTGGACCAGTTGTGGCGGCTCGAACAGATGCTTTAACATCAAGACCAGAGCGAGCAGCATCAACATACGCCTTAGTGGCAGCATGGTTCGCATCAGTTGGTGTGCCAAACTTTGCTTGACCTGAGCCATCACGAATTACAAGTTTGCTTGCAGTTGCTTCTGAGGTGGCGTCTCCGAGTTTTGAAAAGTCAGAAGCCGACATCAAACCAGCACTTGCAGATGTTGCAAGGTTTGGCGTGATTGTAATCTGACCACCAGCTTCAGTGATTGTCAATGAGGTAGAGTAAGAGCCACCAGAGACCACACCAGCCTGTTCGCCGGTGCTTGCGACTACCTTGCGCCATGTGGAAGCAGTGGCGTCATATATTTTGATGACTCCATCAACGCTGTTGAAGTACATTCGACCGTCGAACAGATTAGTGTTCGGGTCGCTTATAAGAACTTCAAAAGTAGCCTTAATCAGTTGATTTTGATTAAGGTCAATATTTGTTACAAATTTTTGAGCCATTTTGTCCGCCTTACGTCAGATAGGCAAATCCAGAAAAAGCAGACGTGAAGTTCACTTCTACTTCAGAATTACTGTTATATGTTACCTCACCCACGACTACGGTATCTGCAGAATCCACAATGGTGATAGAAGGCTTGCCTCCGAGGGTGTGTGTGATAATCCATGTGGTAGACGCGACACCCTGTGCGTGAACGTGTCTTCTTGTGTTTGATGAGCCAGCACCAGCAAAACGAACTACAACTTGATTTTGAGCGTCTTGGTTTACTATTACGTTATTCGGTGTGTCTTCTCGAATATTTATCTGATTAGGAACATTGCTCATCGAGTAACCTCTGGGATTAGAGTGAATGCACCCTTAACCACCTTTGAAACAAAACCATCATTGTCGATTATCTCGAGGTCGTAGACCCCACTACTGTTGATTGATGCAGTAACTGAAGCTGACATTGACATCTTTATCAAGTTGGTAGTGTCATTAGTTGGGTTAATTTCTAAACCTAAGTTTTCAGTAGTTAGCGTGACTATAGCGGAGGCAGATTCAACAGTTCTTCTTACCTGCATTCTGGCAGTGTAACCAGTTAAGTCAAATTCCTCGTAAGTTTGACCTGTTGGGTCTGTGGCAAGGTCGGGTTGCTCTAGTTCTAGGATGCGCAAAAATGACGAGCCTTGCTCGCAAGTTATGTTGTAGACACCAGCAATCATGGGCGCGCTCTCCTAATCAGACACCTCAAAGATTGTAGATTAGGAAACAGTCTGCTACGAGCAGATATCACTAAATAGCCGAAGCTGAATCCTTGTTTGGACCGACTTTCTTGAGACCCATGGCCATTGCTATAGAGAGGGCTACTGCGGTCACTCCAACTTTGAGATTGTCCGAAGCCACGAGGCCGTCGAAATCTGCACCAGTAGCCACCCATGCTGCTAAGTAGGCTTGCAAAAATGTTCTAACAGCTCTCTCTGCTGTATCTTTCAAAAACTTGCTTTCCATGTTGTCTCCCAACTTTTTTGGTACAACCAATTTACCATATTTGCTTTCACGGTCTTTGCTTACCGTGCTAATGTCTTTCCGTGGCTCCAAAAAAACGAAAACCGACAATTGGTTATCTAACAAGCGACTGGGCGTGGGGCACTGAACCACTTCAACCAAACGGCTGTGCGTGGTATAGATGCAAGTTGCCTGCAGACCAATTAAATAAACGTGGCTGGTTTGCAACCGTTGGGTTCCCTGGTTTTAATCCACAGCGTGGATTTGGAATGGTTGTTCCTGGCGATAAAGCCGTCCATGGTTGGGACATTATTGTTTTTAAGTTACTAATGCAGCGCGAAGTGCTCGAAGCAATGCCTCTTGCCCAAAAAATGGGCCAGAAAATAGTTGTTGATGTTGATGACTGGTTTGATGGACTAGCTGTAACAAACAGGGCCTATCAAGCAACAGACCCTAAAACCAACCCAGATAACAACAGGGATATTTACGCTCAGATAATAATGCAGGCTGACGCTGTAATCACTTCAACGCCATTCCTCTTTGATTATTACGCAGCAAAAAGAGAAAATGTCTTCATGGTTAGAAATGGAATAGACATTGAAAGGTGGAAACCACGTACGCCTCGCACGAATCACCGACTCAAGCTTGGATGGGTTGGTGCAACCCCATGGCGCTCAGGTGACCTAGAAACACTTGCACCATTTTTAGGTAGATACCTAGTGAACAGAAAGATAGGTTTTCATCATTCTGGACATACTGCTGGCTCAGCAATCCCTGCAAACAAACAACTTGGCATACCAGACAGCATAACCAGGACCCTTCCATTGGCTCCTATTATGTCGTATCCAAAATTGTTTGAACCAATCGATATTGGAATGGTTCCGTTAAACAACGTTCCATTCAATCATGCAAAATCATTCATTAAAGGCCTTGAATACGCTGCTGCTGGAGTTCCTTTTATTTCTTCATATTCACCAGAGTACAAACTCCTTGCCGACCAGGGAATTGGTCGCATTGCATATACTCCAGATGATTGGGTTTATCATTTAGATGAATTACGTCAAACTCAAATCAGAAGAGACGAGGTTGGACACAATCTTGAAATGCTGCAAAACTTTACAATGGCAAAACGTGGCGATGACTGGGACGCAACAATGCGTTTCATCCTAGAGAAGATTTAAGTGTTTTATGCGGGATATTGCTTGGACTTTCGGTTTAATAACCGTATATGAGGATAAGGAAAGACTTCGAGAAATAGTCGAAAGTATCCGTTCACTCGCAATTCCAGATTATGAAATACTGCTTGTTGGCGGCGGTGATTCCAGCGGAATCGAAGGCGTAGATATCGTCAAGATTGATTTTGATGAATCAATAAAACCACGATGGATTACTCGTAAAAAGAACGTTCTTGTTCAAAAGGCGAAATACGACAACATAGTTTTAATGCATGATTACCACATCTTTGACTCAAGATGGTACGAAGAATTTAAGACGTTTGGAACAGATTGGGAAATATGTTCTTGCCCTCAATACCTAATTACCGGTGCACGAAACCCAATGGACTGGTCTCTGTGGGATAAGCCTGGGCACGGTCGAGCATGGTCTCTTGACTATAACGACTGGACGCAGACTGAATACATGTACATATCTGGTGGATTCTTCATAATCAAAAAACATGTGATGATTGAAGAACCATTAGATGAATCCCGCGGATGGAACGAAGAAGAAGATGTCGAATGGTCAATGCGTGTTCGTAATAAATATGTAATGAAATGCAACGGTAACAGCATTGTTCGCCACAACAAGTGGCACCGCCACGCTGGACAAAACCCAAATGAAAAGTAACTTTCTTGTCATCTTTGACCTTGATGGGGTTTTGATTGAATCTCGCGATGTTCATTACGATTCTTTAAATATTGCTCTTAGTAGAGTTGACCCTAAGTACATCATTACTCGGGATGAGCACCTTTCTAGATACGACGGACTTGGCACTACCACAAAACTGAAGATGCTCACTCAAGACAAAGGGTTACCCGAGTCCAAGCACCAACAGATTTGGGAAGACAAGCAAGTAGCAACCCTGAGAATCCTGTCTGAGTTCCCCAAAAACTATGTCGCAATAGACATCATGCAGACGCTGAAGGAGAGAGGGTGGAAGATTGCTGTAGCCAGTAACGCAATCCGTGAAACCGTAATCACCGCCCTTGACGCCATTGGTGTGTTGAAATACGTTGGATATATCATGAGCAATGAGGATGTGAAGCACCATAAGCCACACCCTGAGATGTACTGGCAGTGCATTGTTTCCCTTGATGCGACGCCAGCAAACACTATAATTATTGAAGATTCTCATATCGGCAGAGAAGGTGCGCTGAGTTCTGGTGCAAATCTCCATGCAATCAAAAACGCGGAAGACTTAAACAAAGAAAGACTGATGCGTTTTGTTGACGAAATTGAGACCCGAGGAAAAAGACCTGTTGCATGGAGGAATGAAAAGATGAATGTTTTGATACCAATGGCTGGAGCTGGTTCGCGCTTTGCTCAGGCAGGATATACGTTTCCGAAACCACTAATTGAGGTCAATGGGAAGCCAATGATTCAGGTGGTAGTTGAGAACCTTAATATCGACGCTCACTTTATCTTTCTGGTTCAAAAGGAACACTACGAGAAGTACAACTTGAAGCAGGTTCTTGGACTCATAAAACCTGGCTGTGACATTGTTCTTGTTGACGGAATGACGGAAGGTGCGGCTTGCACAACCCTTCTTGCTTCTGGATTAATCGACAACGATGAACCATTGCTGATGGCAAACTCGGACCAAGTTGTTGAGTGGAACAGCAATGAGTGTCTTTATGCATTTAGTTCTGAAGACATTGATGGTGGAATACTCACGTTTAAAGCAACTCACCCAAAGTGGTCTTACGCAAAATTGGGCGAAGATGGGTTTGTTTCTGAAGTTGCCGAGAAGAACCCAATCTCAGACAATGCAACAGTTGGAATCTATTACTGGAAGCATGGTTCCGACTATGTTAAATATGCCAACCAAATGATTGAAAAGGAAATCAGAACCAATAATGAGTTCTATGTTTGCCCTGTGTTCAATGAAGCAATTCAGGACGACAAAAAAATAAGAATTAAAGAAGTCCCAAAGATGTGGGGAATTGGGACTCCAGAAGACCTTAACTATTACTTGGAGAACTCAAAATGAGCAAGAGTAAAAAAGATTATCTAGACATGCAGAACTCTTATTACGACGAGTATGCATCGAAGTGGTCGCTTGATTTTAGAGACCCTGTTGTTGGCTCTTACGACGCCCATAATAACTGGTCTGATTACGATGAATTCCTATTCAAAGGTTTTGAAACAAACGGTCTTGTCGCCCTTGAATATGGGTGCGGCCCTGGGCGAAATTTGGTAAAGTTCTCTAATCGCTTTACGCGGGTCGACGGAATAGATATTTCTCATGTGAATATCGAGAAGGCCAGACTAAACGTAAAAGCAAATAACATTGCTGAGCCGAATCTTTATGTAACGAGCGGCGACAACCTTTCGGCTATTGCAGACGATGTTTATGATGTGGTATTTGCTGTAATTTGCTTTCAGCATATTTGCGTTCATAAAATTAGATTTGACATTTTGACTGATATTTACAGAGTCCTCAAGCCGGGCGGAAAACTCTGTTTTCAGATGGGTTATGGCGGCAAAGGCGAAATCCCAACAGCTGGGTACTATGACAATAACTACGACGCTGGCAGCACAAACGGACATTCAGACGTAAGCATCCAGGATGAACAGACGTTATTCGATGACCTTGTCGGAAAAATTGGTTTTACTAATTACAAATCAGACATAAGACCAACTGGCCCTGGGGATAATCACAAAAACTGGATATGGGTTCAGGTTGAAAAGTGATTTACATCTCTCACAGAGGCAATACAACAGGACCAAAACCTGAACTTGAGAATCGCCCAGACTATATTGAACAAGCAATTGCAGATGGTTTTGATGTAGAAGTTGATTTGTGGGTTAATGAGTCTGGTCTATTCCTTGGTCATGACGAACCCCAGTACCAAGTCCCAAAAGAATGGCTAATCGATAGAATCAATCAAATATGGGTGCATTGTAAAAACCCAGAAGCACTTAGCTTTTCACTGCATTATGAATTGCACTGTTTTTTTCACAATACAGACGATTACACGATTACAAGTAGAGGTTATGTTTGGGCTTATCCTGGAAAAAAATCAACTTCAAACAAATGCATAAATGTCCTGCCAGAGCGTTCATGGTGGGAAATTGATTCAAGTTGGAAAACAAGATTTTCAGGTGTATGTTCAGACTTTGTTGGCGTACTAAATAAACAACAAGTCAAGACGCCTGATTCCCCAGTATTCAAGCCAATCGACTACGAAAAGCATTTTGTAATTGGAACTCCACTTGTTGCCTGGAAGTGCGATGCCAAAGAGCACCTGAACTGGCTATCTGACAGAGTCGAGATATCTCGCAAGTTCCCAAACGTAAAGTGGTTTTCTGCTTTTGAAATTGACAATAGAGGGATAGAGCCTTTTGCTGAAGTCATTGAAGCATTACGTGAGGTAAATGGGGATTACTGGACATACTCAATAAACGATATGCAAGCCAAGGTCGATTCAGGAAATAGATGGATTCGAATAGAGACTGGCAGAAATCTAATTAGGGAATTTGCCCAAAGACACAGGGTCACGAGCGGCCATCACTGGGGTGAAGATTGTACTGAATTGAATTACGGAGTGGTCAACTATTCAGCTATTCTGTATATAGATTCAGACATGTCTCTCGATAGCAATGCTATAGAAAAAATGCTCGAAATAAATAGGCCTTTAGTCGGTGTGGATGTTCCTGCATACTGCCTGTCTGGCCCAATTATTAACGAAAATCCAAGAGTAGAAGAGCATTGGAATACTGCTGGTGCACTTCTTGTAAATGCTCCCAACGCATATCTAAATCTAAGTGACGACCCGACATTCCAATCTATGGCTGAGAGATTGCTGCGCAGAGAAGGCGCTGAAAATCTTGACACAACATACGGAATGACTTGGGTTAGAAAAGACGTGCAAGCAAAGCATGAAGGCAAGCTAGTAGCTGTTGAACAAAGGAATATCGCAGATAGAGCTATTTAAAATTGTTTACTTATATTTAAACTCCAAAAAATGCTAGAATTAGAGGTATTTTTTCTGGAGGCTAAATGTTCCGTAGGCGCAATCGAATAAGCAAGCCAGCAGTCATCATGGCTGTACCATCAGTTTTTTTCTTGCTTATCTCAATATTTGGCTTTTCCGCACCTGCTCAAGCAACATTCACCATAAATACACAAATATCCAACGGACAAGCCTTCCTTCAAGGAGAGTTTGCTGAAGTGGGCGTACGAGCGAACGGCGCATTTGGCTCAACGAGCGTTCCTTCAGGATTCCACGCAAACCCACCAAACTGTCTTGGCTTCCGTGTTGACCGTGAAATGGACGGATGGGGAGAAACAACGGACGACGGAGACTACTTCTGTCCGGGCTCACCCTTTGAAGGCTGGCAAATGAAGGTTGCTGGGAGTATTGGCAAAAACGACCACGGTCAAACACTTATCGCAGGTGCGGTTTCTGACATTCAAGACTCTGGCTCGTCTCAATGCGTTTCTTGGATTAGTTCCAGCCCATTCAACGGCGTAAGTGTTTCGCAAAGGTACTGCGTTCCAACGGCAGGGCAAGCGCTTCATACGGACGTGACTCTTACCAACACAACCGAGTCCGCAATTAGTGATGTGTATTTTGGTCGAGGCTTTGACCCAGACAACGCAACTGGCTCTGGCTCTATGACTTGTGCTGGTGGAACCGTGAGTACATCAATGTTCCAGTCTTGCAACGGTGTAACTGGTCAAGGAACAGAAGCACAAGCAACAGCAAGGTGGGGAAATAACGCATTTATTGCTCTTCAGTCATTTGACGCTCGTGCTCGTGTTGCTAGACAAACTGGTGGATTTTCTTCCCCAGACCCTGCTGACATTTGGAACGCTGGAAACACACTTGCAACTAGCGGAACATATCTTGGCAATGTTGGAGAAATGTATGCCGACGCAGGAATATACGTTGCCCTGAATGTTCCAACACTTGGAGCTGGCTCTTCAACTTCGTTCCGCATTAGCTATGTGCTTTCAGCAGATGGAAACAATGCTCCAGTTCTGGGCTCGCCAGTTGTAAGCGGTATTGGCCAGACCTCTGCAACTGTTGCTTCAACAGTCAACCCAAAGGGTTTTTCTACTACAGCAGAATTGGTCTACTCAACTGACCCGGACTTTGGAACTTCTGACTCTGTCTCAATGGGAACTTTTACTGGTTCTGATGAAGTTGCCATTGACGCAGAGATTACTGGTCTTGACCCAAGTGAAATCTATTATGCAAAGATTGTTGCAACCAACGAGACTGGTGAAACAGAATCCGCAGTATTTGAATTTGAGACCCTCGCAGCTACTGCGCCAATAGTTTCATCCGAGGAACCAACAGTAACGGTTGACGATGGCCCTGTGACGCTGTCTGGAACATTAAACCCTAACGGCTTTAGTTCTACAGCTGTATTCCAGTACAGCACGACAGCTGACTTCTCTGGAACTGTTGTTGACATTCCAGTCTCTGGAACTTTTACTGGAACTTCGCTTTCAACCGTATCAACAGTTGTTGAAGGTTTGACTGGTTCAACCACATACTACTTCCGTCTGAAAGTTACCAATGATTCAGGTTCAGCATATGGTTCAACACTTTCTTTTGTCCCAGAAGATATTGTTGCACCAGTAGGGATAGTTGTAACAAGTCTTGATGATACGACTTCAAGTGGGACTCTTCGTTGGGCAATAGCGCAAGCTAATGCAACTGCTGGCGGGATTTACGATGCAATAATTTTTGGTGTTGATGGAACAATAACGCTAACAAGCGCGCTTCCTCAGATAACCCAGAATGTGACAATTACTGGTAACGGCCGAACACAGACGATTATTGATGGAAATAATCTGTATCGCCCATTTAATATTGGCTCTGGTAGGTCGCTGACCGTTTCAGACATGACCCTCAAGCAAGGTCAGGCAACAAACGGCGGACTTATACTAAATGGTCAAGGAACTGTAATAGCAACGAATATCCGCTTTACTTCAATGTCTGGCGGTTCCGCTGTTTTCAATAACAGCAATAACTCAACAGCAACATACACAAACTGCACATTTGATTATTTGAATACTGGAATTGCTGGTGACCATGGCGGAACTCCACAACTCCCAACCGGAATAACAACATGGGCAGACCAAGCTGATTCGGTATTTAGCAATAAGACATACGTAAATAACAGTATTTTCAGTAATAACAATAACGGCATCAGCAATTATCGTTTCACGAAAGTCATTAACTCACAGTTCACGGATAACGGTTATGCAGCAAACGTAACGGGTTTGAATAGAACGCAAATACTGAACTCCACATTTACGGGAAATGGAATAGGCGTTTATCACAACTCGTGGATTCCAACTTCTTTCAACATGGGAACAGACAATCGTTTGATTAGTGGAAACACCTTCACCAATAATGGAATTGCTATCTATCTTGATGACACCTATAATAATGGCCAAAAGAACCAATCATGGTCAACGGTCACTGGCAACACATGGGACGCTGAAGGTGTCTGGATTCGCTACTACCAGTACAAAGAAACCACAGCATCACAGAATACAGGAACAAAAACCTATCTAGATGTTTCTTTCACACCGTCGTCGTATGTTGCTGACAGACCAGTTACCTATACGGCAACTTCAAGCCCGGGTAATTTTAGTGCCTCCTCCGAAACTTCACCAATTCGCGTAAGTGGATTATCGCAAGACACTCCCTACTCGTTCACAATTCTTGAGGTGGGTAGTGCTAGACCGTACTGGCAGGGAACAGTATTTGCGCAGAGCGCAAATACTTTCCCTAACACAATTGGTGCGCCATCAAATCTGACCGCAACCGATACAGGAACATCAATTCTCCTTGATTGGGACGCACCAGTTGGAGGAGGATACCTTGTTGAAAGATACGCAATTTCGTGGTCTGGAAGTCTCGGTGGAGGTGGAATCGCTACAGGAAATGTTGGCGGTGCAAATGCGCTAAATACTTCTATTGAAATTCCATACTCTGTTGTCTACTCGTTCGGCGATGCTGGGGAAACATTCGCCTTTCACATTCGCTCAGACAACGATACTTACAGTAAGTATTCCGCTAACTCCAACACTTTTTCAATTCAGGTGGGTGCTTCTACAATCACAACCGATACAAGCTCTACCACCTCAACCACAATTCCAACTCCAGCCGATTCGACTTCAACTACTTCAACTACTTCAACTACTACAACTACGAGTACTACTACAACTACAACTATCCCAGTAGAACCAGAACCGGAACAATCGACAACGACCACACAGCCAGTGGTAGTAGTCGCCCCCGTAGAGCCTGAGCCAGAGACCACAATCCCAGAAGACACCACGCCAGCCACAGAAGAGACGCTGCCTGAAGAAACAGAAACAGAAGAGACACTGCCAGAGTCACCAGATGAAACACTGCCATCAGAAACAGAAACGGAAACAGAATCAGGTCCACTAGATGAGCCTAGTGCCGAAGCTGAAGAAATCCAAGATGCAATTGACGAGCTTCCAGTTGATGCTTCGCCTGATGAAATAGGGGAAATAGTGGAAGAAGCGCTGATTGGCGCAACTGCCGAGGAAGTGGCTGAAGTTCTTTCCACGATATTTGAGGACGCAACCGATGAAGAAGTAGTAGCAATTCTTTCAGCAGTCTTTGAAGATGCAACAAGTGAAGATATTGTGGCAATTCTTTCAGAGACTTTCGCTGATGGCGCTACTGACGAACAGGTCGCAGCTGTTACAGAAACATTGCTTTCAGACGGAGTCACCGAAGAAGCAGTATCAACACTTATTGACGTTCTTGAAAGCGGAGTAATTGACGAGTCACAAGTGGAGTCAGTAGTTGATGCAATCCTCCAAGAGGAACTTAATGAAGAAGTGGCTACACAACTTGCTACTAGCGCTGCAATTATTCAGAACATTACTGCTGAACAAGCAACGGACATCTTTGAATCCGTGCCTGTAGGAGAATTGTCGGATTCAGAAGGTGCAGAAATTGTTAACGCAGTGCAGGACGCCCCTGTGGATGTTAAGGAATCATTTGAAGAAGAAATCAACGTATTCGCTGGTGTGTTCGACACCTATGTCCCACTTGATTCAGCCATAGATGTTGGGACAAGAAGAAGCGTTATTGCGGTAAACTTGGTGACTAGCACAGTGGCTCTTGCCGGTGCTGCTGGTGGATTACCAACCCCTTCATCATCAACTTCAACCCCAAAGCAGGATATGGCTGCTCGCAAGCCAGAGGAAGAAGAGGCTGAAGAAGGCGGAGCAATCGAAGGCGAAGGCCCAGATTGGATTAAGCGGATATCTATTTACAAATACGAAAACGGAGAAAGAGTTATGGACTGGAAGAATTTCACTAAGAAGTTTGTTTATGGAGTGATGGCATCTGGATTCACTCTTGCTGGAGCCGTGGTGATGTATTTCACGCTCTCCGGATTCACTCAACAGGTTGCCCTGTGGGGTACATCAATCGCATTTGCCTGCGCGATGTACTTGCACATGAAAGAACCAGACGGAGAATAAGTACTTTATTTAGTAACTTATTATTATCCAACTTTTGTTGTAAAATCTTGTAGCGCTATTAGGCGTTTTCGGCGATTTTTATGAAAAGAGTTGACAATGAAAAAGCTTGCTTGGGACTACATCGTCCCCGTAGTTCTCCCAAAAGACCTTAAAGGCATTGAGCCAGGCAAGCTTCCAGCCAATCTCTTGAAGGCAGTACCCGGTGGTGGGAAGATGCATTGGATTGCCGCATGCGCATGGACCGCGATGGTCGAGAAGGCAAAGGCTGAAGGAGTTGAACTAAAACCGACTTCCAGCGGCGACACATATCGCGATTACGAGACTCAGAAAAAAGGATTTCTAACCCGCTACACACTTGACCCAGTGGCCGGAACCAGCACTAAGACATTTGAAGGAAAGACCTGGTATCTCAAGAAGGGTATGGCAATGCTTGCGACACCGGGTAAATCGCAGCATAACCTCGGCTTGGCCGTTGACGTTCATTCAGCGTCAGAGCCAAAGCGCCTTAACTGGCTAATAGCAAATGTCAAGGAGTTCGGCTTCTCATGGGAAGTAGTTCCAAGCGAACCATGGCATCTCCGATATGTCTCAGGGGACAACGCTCCAGCATCAGTGAAGGCATGGATGGAAGCAAACGGAGTGACCGCTCCAGCAGCAGGTGCCCCTGTAACAGCAGCAGGAGCCCGTGGAGAGCACACAGCACTCCAAGAAGCCCTGAAGGCTAAGGGTTTCTATAAGGGCAATGTAGATGGGGCCATGTCTCCAGCATTACAGGAAGCCGTCAAAGCATTCAAAGTTGCCAACAAGCTTGCAGCAGACTCTGTAGTTGGTCCAAAAGTAAAAGAACTTCTCGGGCTGAAGTAGCCATGACCGAAATAATCGTTGCTCTTGTTGGTGTTATTGGACTTATAGCCGTAACCCTCATCGAAAAAGACCGTCGCTCATCAAAACTGATGTGGGAAGAAAACAAGGCAGACCACAACTACGTTGTCGAGAAGATTGAAACTCTTGGCAAAAGTCTTGGACGCTCAATTGATAAAACCAATAAATCACTCGACAGGGTAGAAGACAAACTGGACACACACATTCGCGACCATGCAATAGGAGACCTCTAATGGCAAGTGGAAAGCCAGCTAAAAGAAACGTATCAAACACTGTTGTTTCAACACCAAAAATTGACGATGGCCAAAACGTACTTTACGTTGGCGCCGGTAAATCTGTGTTTCATAAATGCCCTGTTTGCAGTAAGTCAACAGGTAAGGGAATGGTCAGAGAATACAAAAACGAGCTTTATTGCTCACGCGGTTGCGTCATGTCGCATAAGTCAAAAACGGAAGTATCAGCATGAAAAAGGATTTACTGATAAATGTCTCACTTAGAATTCTTGCTACTTTCGCCGCATCTGGTCTTGGCGTTATCGGTGCAGGAACTATCGCTGGTGTTCCAGTACTCAAGGCTGTCTTCATGGCTGGAATTGGAGGGGTTGCAGTAGTTATCGAAGGTCTCTCTAGAGCGTTCCTTGATGATGGGAAGCTTACAGCATCAGAAATAAACGACGTATTCACCAAAGTCGATAAGAAGCCTGCGAAAGCAAAGGCGAATGAAACGGCTTAGTCTTGTCCTCGTCTCACTTTTTGCTCTTGCTTCTTGTGGTTATGATGGTGCATATAGGTATTCTTGCCAAGACCCTGAAAACTGGGGCGCTCCAGAATGTGAGCCACCGATATGCAAGGTAGATGGCGCGTGCACAGAAACGCTGCTTGGATGGGACCCGACAGAGACAACCTTAGAAATTACACAAGATACAGGAGATTCAGATGGCTGATAAAAATGGCGACGGGATTGTTTATCATTGTTCAGATTGTGGCGATGACAATGTAAGAATGTACCTTGCAGGCGGCGATTGGCCAGGTTCGGCCTGTGAAACATGGGGGCTTACCAGTACGGCAATAAGGTACGTTCACGACCACCCTGAGATGAATCACAGACTTGAAGACTTGCTCGCTATGGAAATCGCACCAATAATTGCGCCAATAGGCGAATTCATAGAAGAGGGTTATGAAAAAGTAAAAGAAGGCGTGATTGATGCATACCATTGGGTGGATGAAAACGGTTGCAACATAGCCGTAACTGCAGCAATCTCTGCTGGGGTTATTGCGTTCTTCACACCGGCACAACCAGAAGGTGCTGCGACATCAAGCGCTCTATCGCTGATGGCACAGCCAGTTCTCTATGTTACAGATATGGCGGCAAAAGCGGTGGTGGTAGCAGAGATGAGCAATCTCATAACAGATACATTCTTGTTAATACCATACGTAAGCGACAGTATTGACCGCACACTACTGAACAACATAATCTCAAATTGTTTGGCTAAAAGCTTAGATTCAGCAGCATTATGGGCAACACCGGCAGGTGTTGGTATTGCAATTGGCGCGGCATTTGCACCTGTTATTGCAGATTTGATTTGCAAAAAAACCTGTCCCGAAGGATTCACAAAGGCATTTGGTGCGTAAATGATAAATAAACCAAACACCCGTCCAAGACTGACACCAGCGGAACTAGATGCCCGCCTTAAGTTTGTTATTGGCTGCATGCTTGGATTTGTTCTCCTTATCACAACCGTTGGAGTCCTTTGGGCACTCGTATTCGTGACGCAGCCAATTGGTGCTCAGGCCGAAAATGACAAGATGTTCTTTGGGGTTCTATCCTCGGTTGCCACATTTATCACCGGAACTTTGGCTGGGTTGATGATTTCAACAGGTCGTAATGCAGAAGACAAAAACGGTAACGGGATTCCAGACAGCGAAGAGTAAATCAATACTAGTTAGAAATTTTTTGCAAGGTTTTCAGCTAAGTGCCAATGACCATGAGAGCCAAAGTGTGGTGGCCCGTAACCTTCAAAACT